TCTAATACAGGACAAGATAGTTTTCAGCCTAGTTTAGGTATTATGTCAAGATATGCTATTGGTGATAATATATTTGGAACAAGTAATTACTATCAATTAGTTACAGTAAGCAATTATAGTTAAGGATATATAATGTCATTAGATATAAATATAAAACCTAAATTAGAGTTACTTGATTTTGAACAAGAAACTTATGAATATCAATTATTTGATTCTGTTACTTCTGAAATGAACGATATATCAGGGTTCCCAGTTTTATATTATATTAAAGATAAAATAGGACATGTTGATCCTTTATATGGAGAAGACCCTAATGCAGAATTTACACAAGGATTTTCTACTAAATTATTATATGAACCAACAGAAGAAATGCAAATTTTAGATTCATTTGGTTTATCATCTGAAGATTTAATACAATATATGTGAATTACTAAATCTGTTTTTATTAGAGATATTGCAACAGAATATGGTAATTTATCATACAAACCTGTTCCAGGTGATGTTATTAAAACATTATGAAATAATAATATATATGAAATTGTAGATGTAGGTGCTGAAAGTAAAATTTTTCAAGGTAAAAAACTTGTTTGAGAATTTATTTGCAGACCTTATAGAACAGCAGAAGAATCAGATTCAACAAATGATATGATTTTTTATGAACCAGATAATTCATTATTTCCTGATATAAATAATGATGTTACTACAAAAGAATTATCTGCTTATGGTGATAATGATTATATAGAAGAAGAAAGTGAAAATCAAGGAAATTCAGTAGATGGTTCTTATTATGGATATAATACATTAGATTAAAAGGATAATAAAATGAATGTTTTAGATAAAATTGATTTATATTTAAATGAAAGTAAAAAAGATTTACATATTATAAAAACAGCTCTTATGTCAGGTGATCCAGAAGAACAATTTGATATTTTTTATAATAAAAAATTACAAAATAAATTAACAAAACAAGAAAAAGAAGAAGTAAAAGAAATCATAGAAAATGCTTATGAAGTTGGTGCTTTATCTGATTCAGATTACAAAACATATATTAAAAAAGTAGGTTAAAATGGATAATTATTTTCATTTCAATACAATAAGAAAAACAACTATAAGATTTCTTGATGTATTCAATAATATCAAAATTGCAAAATATAATGAAGAAGGAATTATAACTAAATATGTTACTGTTCCATTAATTTATGCACCTAAACAAAAATTTTATCATTGAATATATACAAGAAAAAAAGAAAAAAGATTGCCTATGATATCAGGTTATATTACTGCTATCACTCCAACAGTTAATGAAAGAGGAACAAATAAAGATATTAAAATTCCATCTTGTGATGGGACTTCTTATCATAAAAGTTTAATTCCTTATACCATTGATTATCAATTAGCAATATCTTCTCTTTATCATAATGAATTAGATCAAATTTTAGAACAAATAATGCCCTATTTTACACCTTATGTTATGATAAGAGTTAATATCCCTGAAATAGATAATTACTTTGATTGTAAAGTTATTCTTACTAATGTAACACCAGATGTAGGTATTGAAATTCCAGAAGATAATTACAGAACCATTAATTGAACTTTAGATTTTACTGTTCATACATATACTATTCAACCCCTTACTGATACTAAACAAATTGAAAATATGTATTTACATCTAAAAAATAAAGATAATAGTGGTTTATATGAAACAATGCATCTCTCTGGATATAAAGATGAATCAAGTCAAATTATTTCTAATTATGAAATAATTCAGGGAGATGAATAATGGGCTGTTTTCCAATAAATCAATCATCAGGAAATAATTTTGAACTATCATTTCCTAAATTACCATTCTCTTCTACATTAAATGATAGTAAAAAATTAACACTACATTTATATAATACTATATTACCAGGATGTTCCTTTAATGTTGATGAGTTAAATTGACAAGGAAATGATACAAAAAGAATTAACTCAAATTTAAAATATAATCCTTTTAATGTTTCTTTTGATGTTGATGAATCCTTTACAAACTGATTATTAATTTATCAATGATTAAGTAATGTTAATAATAATAATGATAAAATAGGATTAGGTATAAATGAATATTCTGTTGATGCTAATTTATTAATTTATGATAATTACCATAAAAGATTATTATCATTGAAATATGTTAATGTATTTCCTTTTGAATTAAATGATATAACATTATCATATAGAGAAGGAGAAGGTTATTTAGAATGTTCTGCTACCTTTTCTTATGATTATTTTGAAATTATCAATTAATAAAATCCAAACACTTTTGTAATTCCTTTTCTTCACATTTTTTTACATCACTTAACCAAACTTCATATATATTATAACCATTCTCCATTAACAAAGAATTCCTTTTAATGTCATTATTCCAAATTTCACTAGAAGGAATTCTTTTTCCTAATGGTCTTGGACAATCATTTTTATTATACTTTTTAGGATTTGCATGCCATTTATCACCATTAAATTCAATGATTTTATTTCCTACTTTAAAATCAACAAAATATGATAGTAATCTACATTCTCTATTTAATTCATAAAAATAACATTCTTTTTTATTATCATCACTTAAAAGATTATATAATTTCCAAAAAAATATTTGTGATGCTTTAGAAACACCCCACGACCCATTTTCTTTTTTAGTATTATATCTTTTTAAAATGATTTCTTCTTTTTCTTCTTCTGATTTATTATTCCAAGAATCACTTAATCTTTTACTAGTTAACTCTTTTTCTTCTTCCGATTTATTGTTTATTGTTTCTAATCTTTTTTTAGTTTTTTCATATCCATCTTTTCTAAATCTTGGGTCTTTTAATATATTAGAAACACCATACTTTTCAATTAATGTTTGTTTACTTTTGTTTTTGATTTCTTCTATTTGAAATACATTAATAATGTCATCACAATTATATTTTTCTTTTACTGTTTTTAAACATTTTTCTCTTACTTCTGTATTACCCCAAGAACATTTATGTCCATATTTTTCTAAATTAGTATTTTCTATTTTAGTTCTTACTTTTTTACATTTATTAGGATTTGAAACACCATAATTTTCAATCCATGTTTCTTCTTTTCTTTTTTGTGTTAGTTCCTTTTCTTCTTTACTTTTATTTCTTTTTGTTTTTGATGCTTTTTTAGAATTGTTGTAGCATTCATCACCATATTTTTCTAATTTTGATTTTTTACTGTTTTTGATAAATTCTCTACATCTTTCAGGAGAATTTTTCATTGTAAAAGAATTTGAACAAGATTTACAACAAAATCTTTGGGTTTTTCCTGATAAATAAGGATGTCCACAATTTTCACATGATTCATGATAATAAATTGTTTTCCATTGTGATCCAGACCAAAATCTAAAATTACCATTTTTAGATAGTTTAATTTGATGTTTTTCTAATTCATCATAACATATTTTCATTTTTCAATCCTTTTTTATTGTTTAATATATTAATACCAATATTTTTATCATTCGTCAACATTTTTTAAAAAAATATTAGTATTTATATAAATAATAATAAGATTACAGAAACTTATTTTTAAAAGTAAATTATATGGAGGAATAAAAATGTCATTCTCACTTTCGCCCGGTGTATATACAAAAGAAATAGATTTAACAACCACTATACCAGCAGTTGCTACTTCTGTTGCAGTTAATGTTTTAAGAAATACTTATAAAGGTCCAGAAAATGAACAGTATTTAGTTACTAATACTGATGAATTAATTAATACCTTTGGAAAACCAACAAATTCATCTTATTTAGATATTCTTGCTTGTGTAGGATATCTAAAATATGGTAAACAACTTTATTGTACTAGAGTTATGCCAGAAGATGCTACTTTTGCTGGAACTAAAGTTTTATCAGGATATGGTAATGGAACTGATAATATGCCCAATTTTACCTTTTCTGTTGCAGGTTCAGCAGAAGATTATACTTATACTTCATTAGGCACTACTGATGTTTCTCTCTTTTCAGAACAAGTAGATACTTTAATGGGTGCTGATGAACCTTTATGAATTATGGCTAATTCACGAGGAAAATGAGGAA